GAACTAATAATCTATGACCTTCAATACTAGCTCTAAAAGCGTCTTGCTTATCGGTAGGAATACCCAATACATCGGAGTCTGGTTCTTCAAGTATCTTAAGAATTCTTCTTATAGCGGTGGTTTTTCCAGATCCAGAAACTCCAAGAATAGAAAGTATAGGTTTTGTCGGCATTAACTCCTGAAAGAAGAAGGCTAGAATCCACGCCTTAAGAAGTTCTTTTTGTTCTTCAGGTTGTGCTGGTGCTTCATTAGATGGAGAGAAAGATAAATCATCCACTAAGTATTCCCACGTATCTACCGTATCAACTTCAAAATCAGGAATTACATATTTACCAGATTCATTAGTTATGAACATATAACCGCATTCACCGTTATATGATTTTTCTATAGAACCTGTTCCTGAAACTATATATACTTCAGGTCCTCCTAGATTAACGAATAGTTTGCATAAATCTTCAGACCAAAATGTTCTATTTTGTATGGGAACCATAGGAGCTTCTCGTACTATACGCAATCTTACTTCTGCATAAACTAATTTACTGAAAGCATCGCATGGATTCAAACCAAACAATTTATTAAGAAGAGTTCTCCATATTTCAGATCCCTCTTCTGTTATCAAATGCGTTTCAGCGTCATACCAAAAAGCATATCTAGCATTAGTTTGAAATATACGGCAACCATTGTCATTAAGTATACTCCATATAGTGTTAGATGCTAATCTAGCATTTTCTAGAACTGGTCTCCCCTTTGAATACCTTATATCATCTACCTGAGCTACCGTATCTGGAGCTCTTATTAGAGAAACTAATTCTGTTAGTTGTTGCATAGCAGAAACCGGTAGCATCTCACCGAGGCCTTGACGACCGCGGATGCTCTTACCCTCTTTAAATCGTATAAAGGTTGTTTCTACCGTTTGTATTCTATTATATTCGTCATCGTCCTTGGATTTTGCTGTTATTTCTCTTATAAGAGTCTTAACCTGCTCTGAACCCCAACCTTCATGAGCTAAATATCCACAAAGATACAAACTAAGTTCATGACGTTTACCGTCAACCCAATATGGAGTTAATAACTCTACAAGTTGTTCTTCGGGTCCAGGTCCACTTATTATTATTTCTCTAAGTTTTTGAGGATCTGCACGGAAAGATAAAACCTCGTAAGGATTAAGTTCAGGTCCATTTTCCCAACCGTTAAGAATATCTACAAACATGCTTCTTTTTCTAGATTTAGGGTGAAGTCCCAGAGGAATCTTAAGTAAACTTCCTTTAGATCTAGATTTTGTAAGTTTATCCTGCTTAGGAAAACATTCTACATGAGCATCTCCGGTAGACTTAAGGTTTTCTTTCTCTCGTACATAATCTACTACATGCTTTGCCTCCGAAGCATTTATGGGTTCTTTCAGAAATACAAGTATATGATACCCTTTTCTACCCGAAAACTCAATAGCATACGGTACATCATCAAGATACCTTATTATCTTATTAACCATGCTTCTAGCTACTTCGGTATCTGTACAGTCTACATCCCACCCTAACCATCTTACTACATTAGATCCTTGTATTAGTTGATAACTTCCTAAAGTTTCCTTTCCCTCTAAATGTGATCTTACACTGTCTTCTGTTAAGGATACTTCTATAGGAGCATAGGATAGATCTCCATTAACTTCTCTAGATTTAGCATGATAAGGATTACCTCCAAATATATCAAGAAGTAATTGTTCTATACTCTTTCTTTTAGGGCTAGACTGTATAAACGATGTAGTTTCAAAGATTTCTTCCATACTGATCCCTAATATACTTGCTCTTCAATTTGAGATTCTTCTTCTGGTTCATCAAGAACTATTTCTATGAATTCAGGATCCTTGCCCATTTCTAAAGGAGCTATTGGAGGTGGATCATATCTAATAATAGATTCATCAGCTACAAGTTCTTTGGGAACTTTGTTTAGAGATCCATACGTAAATCCAATCTTAGTGTCCGTAGAAAACGGTATATCAAATAAATCAGGAACTTGCATTATTCTCGCAACGTTTCTCGCTATGTACAGACATATTTCTATTGGAGATTCTACGATTACTTCGTCATGTACTAAATTCAAAATATGAATATTTGGATTATTTTGCTCCCTTATCCATGCACGAACCCTAAGTGCTGCGACCGATAATAAATCTGCACAACCGCCCTGAATTTGAGCGTTAGCTCCCTTATACATATCTATTTGTTTTTCCTCTTTCCAAAGCCTTCCACTCCAATAATGAACAGCTCCGGTAGCCATGCACTCCTGAACAACGTCGTCTAGCCAGGGTTTTATTCTTGGGAACTCTTTCCAGTACTGATCACAAACTCTAGCGGCCTCAGCTCTAGGCATGTTTAATTTATACATTAATGAACCGATGGTCATACCGTAAATAAGTCCAAAAGAGATTGTCTTTGACCATTCCCTATGTACTTCGTCACGAGTTCCCCACACCTTTTCGGCTATATCTCCATGTATATCTCTACCAGCTGCAAGAGATTTCAGCATGAATGGATCTTGAGAAAGTATACCAAACATCCTCATTTCCATCTGTTTAAAATCTGTAGATATCATTACCGTACCAGGACGAGCTATAAAAGCATTACGAAGATTATACTCTGCTGTACGATGAGTATCGCCCGTATATATACTCTGTGTAAAACGACCACGTGCTTCGGAAGGCACATTCTGTATATTAGGTTTAGAGGAACTAAGTCTTCCTGTTCTTGTACCGGTTAGATTAAAATTAGTATGAACAACTTTATTCATATCAGTAACAAGAAACCATCCTTCAAGAACTTTTATGAGTCGATCAGACTCACGCATGGCAAAGATAAGTTCTCCTAAAGGATGATGTACTTTCTCGGTAAGTAAGAATGAACTGGTACAGGTAGATTTATATTTACCAGCATCAGCAAATCTTGACCTATCTACACCGTCTTTATCTGCAAAAGGATTCTTGGGTTTCGGTATACCCATATCTGCATAGATTGCTTTGCTTAATTGTTGAGTACTTCTCCAATTAAACTCATAACCTACACTGTCCATCAATATTTGCTCAAGATGTTTAAGAGTTTTTCTTTGTAGTTCTACTGCATCAAAAGTAAACTTTGTATCTAATAAAATACCCTTACGCTCTACCTCCCATAAAAGTTTTAGATACTCCATATCCTTTAAAAATAAATCCCATAAATCAAGATCACATACAGCCGGTATGAGAACTTCAGCAAACTTGTATTCTATTCTACAGTCGTTGATGCAATACTCTGCTACATCGTCGTCGGGCCAGTCCCATATCTTTGTATATGGATGTCTTATAATGTAATCTTTTTTAGTGTGTGTTCTTAGGAAACGCTCCTCAACCCACTCAGCATTCTTTGGTAATCTACTATCGATTATATGTACAAGATCAGTCGTGTCTATTATTAAATCCCAAGAGTCAGGACTTATTCCCATCATGTGACAATCAAACTTTGCATTGTGCATTATGACTACGGTGTCTCTGGATAGAGATTTAAGAGCTTTATAGGTCTCGTATGATGGCTCTTTAGTTTTCGTAATTATATAACCATAAACATCTACATCAGGACACCACACTCCTACACCTATAATATAATTTCTTACCCAGGAGAGTCCTGTAGTTTCTACATCTATTGCTACTCTATGACCAGAACATCTCCTGATGTCATCAGGAGTTATGTAATTTATCATGTAACCTCCAAAATTGTAGCGTGTAGGTAGCAAACTACCTACACGCCATAATTAGAAGCCTACAGAAGCGCCTGTGGGCTGTAAAACCGCACTAGATTCCATGTTTAGGGGTTTACCGTAGTTCTTGGAGTCCATCTGTTTTATCTCGTACATTTCCCACAGATGATTACAGCAAATACATCTATACGACCCTGTATAAGGTCCAAACTCAACCTCACAACTTTTGCACAAAGGACATACTAATATGATCATATAACTCTTCCTTTACTATCTTCATATCCTATGTCTCCCCAACGATTATGTGCAATTTCACACATCTTACTCCAATTATATCTAGCAGTATATGTTCTATTTCCGCTAGTTGCTACCGCAAACGTCGAAAGAATATCCTTATGATTATCCCAGATATACTTTACGCTATTCGGTAATTCTCTTTGCCTTAAACTTTCTGGCTGACCTCCTTGTTCATCGCCTTTACCTATGCGATTTATGAAAGGATTATGTACAAATTCAATGCCAGCGTGCAGTTTTCCCAGAACCCAACCTTTCTTCCACATTCTTAATCCCAATTCGATATCTTCCAACACGTCAATATCTAACATTCCTGTTTCAACTATAGCCTGTCTACGAACAACCCATAGTTGAGTTGGACATTGAAACACTAAGAAATTTTTCGTGCATTCAATATCCTTCTCCCAGTTAGCATATACACGAGGACAGCTAGATAATGATCCTAAAGATGGTTCTTCCTGCATTATATCCAACATTAACTCTAATACAGATGGTTTAAACTTCAAATCATCGTCAGACTGAAAAATGTATTCAGCTCCTACATGATCGGCATACTCAAATATAGTATTTCTAGCCCTCTTCATTCCTATATCTACAGGGCGCTCAAGAAGAGAAACATTCTTTTTATTACATCTTACCGTAGCTCCTTGAGATACTACAACCACCTCATCGCATACGTCAGCAAGAAGATCTGCTACCGCCCCTCCGGTAGATCGTAGTCTAGTAGGAACGCCTCCCAAAATCTTCATTTCGGTATTCCATTTTTCCATGTGCAAGAACGATCGAATTTCGCACCGTACCCGCAGCTTTCTCCTCTTTCTACTGGAGCTGTTATTAGGTCTTTTAGTTCAGGAATTTGTTCCTCTATGATTTTTCTCATTTGTATAAGTATGGGAATCCACTCTCCTGCCTGAGCTTGGCAACATACTCTTTGATTGAAGATATTCTGAAAAGTTAGAAGATTACAATCAAAAAATATACTGGTTAGGATATTTGTAGGAAGAATTCCACGTGCGTCTTCACTGGGAACACTGTTTTGTATCATATCTTCGTACAAACTTATTGACGACGCAACATTTTTCCCATAATCATGTAACCATTTTTCAGTACATTTTCCGGTAGCAAGAACATTATACTGATCTTTTTGCCCAAAGAATCGCATACTCTCTTGAGCAAAACTTGTACCCACACGGTAGCGAACTAACTGATGAGTGAAAGCCCTAGAGACCCCGTTGAATAACCAGATGAAGTGTAACATTTCTAGTGGAGTTTTCAACTTGGTTTTTCTCATATCGTCTACCGCAGAAAGTATCTGCTGATCGTCACGCCAATAGTTGTCTAAGACTCCGCTATAAGTATCGCAAACTCTAGCTACTACTTGTTCTGGATCTTGCATATAAGATACCAGAGTAACTTTTGCACAGGGAGGTCTAAGAATTTGAACTTCAAATGAAGTCAAATCTTCACGTGCAATTAGTTTTGACCAAATAACATTGTTCATACTCCCTCCCAATTCTCGTCCTCTACCATCATGAGAGCTATGTAAGAGTACACCTGTGCGTCCATTAAAGCATTTACTAGTTCTTGTATACTATCCCTACCGTGAGTTTCATTTCTTAGAACAAGGGCTTTCAATCTTCCTGTTAATCCAACAAATTCTACAACCGCTCCATTTACTCCGGTATCACGAACAGCATCTTGATATTTTCTATTCTTTTCATTAAAGATTTCTCGTGATTTTGCGGTTATACGATCAAATTGATCCAATCTTTTTTCCATGACTTCATCTATATTAAACATCGCTCCTCCATATATCTTCAAATGCAAGTTGTGAAAATGATTTAAATTTCCTAACCGACAACGGTAAGGAAAAATTATAAGGGTGTTCTCTGGCAAATATGGGAATGTTGCTTCTAAACGCCCTATTTATTATTTCAGGATTGTCGTCAAACATAGCTACTCTACAACCCTCTCTCATTAATTTATCTGCTAAAATTATCCTATCTTCCTCCTCTATATGTATCTCATCAAATGGTATGTCACTATCTAATAACCAACTCCAAGTGTCAAAGAATATTCTAGTTTGCCTTGAAACTGGTCTAGAAGTAACAAATATTATGAATACTTCTTCATATCTTAACTTATTTACAAAGATAATAGCATCGGGATAGGCTTTCAGATTACGATAGCCTCCATTGAATTCGAACTCTGTTTTTAAACTTGCATAATCTGGATAATTCAGAGGTATGAATTGATCTTGTTTTGTTGATTTGTACAAATCTTCCTCTGATATTTTCAATCCTTTAACATCTCTAGCCCATTCAGCAAACGAGCTGTTAAGATCTGCAACCACACCATCTATATCTATAATAGCAACCTTTGAACCTATCGGTAAATTTTGTCTGAACTCCATGCGTAGTTTAAAGTCTAACATTCTTCCCTTCTGCTGAACAATATCTAACATCTGATCTTTACTGAAACCCCATATGTCAAATAAACATAGAACATATTTGAAAAGATCTGCAAGCTCTAAACCTATATTATCTTCACGTAATGTAACAGAATTTGATCTTCTATGACGTTTCCATTTTATTTCTCTTAATACTTCATCTATTTCCGACACTAACCCTAAAAGATATTTTTCAGTCCAATATGATTTGTCATCATTGTTTTCTATTTGCCGTATAATTTTATTATAAGCTAATTGTTCATACCATATAGTGTCAATGTTCATTTTATGCTCTTGTAAATATTCCCATAACTCTTCTATATGAGTTGTGCGACAGAAGATGTCTTTCCCATTGTGCATATCTCCCTACTGGATATACTTTTAAATCAAGTCTATCTTCATCTACTAACTCTTCAGTATTTGGAGGTATGTCCATAAACTTACCATATGTAACCCCATCAGGAAATAATTTTGTAGTGTCTGTATCCTTAACAAACTCTATATTTATATGTCCAAATAAAGATGAAATTCTTACTATAGGAGTTTCTATTCTTCCATCATATATTATTTGTTCTCCTAAGTTGAATTTGGGGTTCATCATTCTCAAAACATGATATAAAGGTTGAGAGTAAATGTGAAAAGATACGGTAGGAATAGATATGGTTTTTCTGATTTGTAAACTTGCTTCTGATGGAAAAGTGTGAAATATGAAATCATAATCTACTGAAAGTTGCTTCAAATCTATATCTGTAAACATTCCTTTAGTTTCTATGAAATTAGCTCCAGACCACATTCTATCCCATACAACTAAAGGATCATATCCATACTGGAGCTTATCAAAATTGCTAAATGTTGAAGAATAGTTATCAACAGATTCTTCTTCCCCCCATTGTTTCTGTACATATTCTCTATTAGTTCCCATATAGATTATAGATATTTCACATTTCTTAACTTTGGTATCCTTTATTATGTATGAAGGCAACCATTTGAACCAGAAAGCACCTTGTGGAAAATCTTTATGATATTTACCGTATATATCTATTTTACTACAACCATAATCTTTACAAGCCAAATAAGAGAATGCAGCCGAAGGACCAGTTCCTATTATGGCTACTTTGAATTTTTCCATTATCTTTCTCCTAAATCTATTCTATAGGTTACTAAATACCAGAATCTTAACATATTGTATGCATCCTTTTCATGGGGAGTATTACCTTTATTATCCCATTCTTGAGCTTTAGCCAAAGGTTTCCAATTTCCAGGACTTATTTTCCTTGTATTTGGTTTTTCTATATAATAAAAATAATAGCTTCTTAAAGTTTCATCTGAACCAAAATCCTTTAAAGGCATAGTTTCTATCAACATTACATCATAAATTATATTACCGATAAATTCATAAGCTTCAACTAAAGGAAGAGTAAATCTACATAAACTTGCATTTTCAGTATCAAATATAACAAAACCAGTTTGGTTTCCTGGGTCAACAGAAATTATAATCATTAATAATCTCCTCAGGCATAGTGAACGGTAAAGTACTCCGCTCACTATGCCCATAATTGATTACCGTATTAGAACGGTATATTCTTGGGTTTCACCACATCGGTAGGAATTGATACTCTAGGTCTATCCGTGGAAGCTGAAGGAGCGGAGGCTCCTATGGACGGTGATGGGGAATCGGTTACAATACATTTATCAACAACGGATTGTAACTGATCCTTATAGGTTTCATGAGTAATTACTCCACGAAAAGTTTTCCCTATGAAGTATTCTGAGGTTGCTTTTCCTTTGCGAGGAGCTCCAAGAGCATCTAGAAATTCATTACGTTTCCATGCAGCTTGTGGGCTATGAGACACATTCATACGAACGTGCATTCCCTGATCAGGTCCTGCATCTTGGCAAATACAATCGAAAGCCCAATTAGGATATCCAGAACCACCCATACTCTCTTTGCATCCAGCTATCCTGAAATTATGGGTTCCTGCACTAACTAATCCGGTCTCTCGCTCCAGATCAATTTCATATCTTTCGTCAGCCATTTCATTACTCCTTATGTACACTCTTTGCCCACACTTCGTAAAGATGATCGAAAGTGGGATCGGTTATAGTAGGAGGAAGTACACCACTCCTGTCTTTCGTAACAAAGTTTACTTCATCAAATACCATAACTCTTGGTTTTGCAGGCTCTGAAGAGTCTGCTTTGAATAGATATCCTACAATATCCATCATACGACATATATTACGTGATGTTGATTTTCCGGTAAGTTGAGGTTGGACAATATCAGTCTCAAACTCTTTACCTGCAACGTTACTTATTAGAACAACGTGCATGGGAAGAGAACGAATTGCCCGAACAAACTTGTCAAAATCATCTAACATCTTACCGTAGTCTGATTGAGACGGTAAACTATCGTAAGATCTACGTACTCCGGTAAAGGATCCAACAACGTGCGCCATAGCTATCTTTTGCAACTCGTTCAAAGAGTCTATTACAACAGTTTGAAATGTGTTTTCTGTACTTGAAAGGAAAGCGTAGGCATTCTGCAGATCTTCCCAATTGGATATTTGAATTCTACTTATCTTATGACGTACCGAAGCCAATCCTCTATCAATATCAAGAAATAAAGGTCTCGGCCAAGTTGCACTGAACACAGTTTTCCCCACTCCTGATTCTCCGTATACGAGAAATTTAATCTCGTTTGGATTAAATCCAACCTCAAGTTCTTCCACTAAACTCGTAGGGGGAAATGGAGTTTCTTGAACAGATTTAGGAACTACCACTTCGGTAGGAAGGTTCTGTTCAGGTGCTGGATCCTGTGCAGAAACTTCTCCCGGAATGCTCGTAGATCCTTCCACTATCCCATTCTTTTCTTTATCAATCTTCTTCTGATCCATCTTCCTTTGCTCCTTCATCTAACTTTGGTTCGTATTTCTTATATCTGCTGAGAACAGATTCTGATTTTCCTGAGTCGTTTATGCTCAAACATGCCGCATAAAATCCACAATCCCAGGAACAGTCCTTAGTTGGTGTTCTATAAATATCACCTCCTTTCTCTAAATATTCAGTCATTTCCTTCATCTGTAAACCAATCTCATATTCTAGTACCTGTAATCCTTCTACATTTCTAAATACATCTGCACGAAGAACAGGTTGCTTATCATTTATACCACCGTACCCCGTTCTAACTACATTGTAAATTATTCCTCTAGGTTTTACTCCCAACATCTTAGCTGCAAGCATATAGACACTAATTTGAGGATCTAATGAAACATGTTTCAAACTTGCTTGTTTAGCAAATTTATGTTCCATTAGATAAACTCCACCTTTTCTTTCAACCACTGCATCTATAAAACCTATTAATTCTTCATCCCCCATCTTTAATCTGAATTCTTGTTCTACAGATAGGAAATTAAAATTATCGTATTCTCTAGCGAATATATAATATCTAGAAAGAACAGTACTTATAAGATCCCAATCTTCTACATAACTCATCTCATCTTGCTGCTCGTATTCTGCTAATTTATTAGAGGCAGCTTTCAAAGACGACTCTTCTGAACCTGTACGATAAAATTCTGCGAGTGCGGAGTGTCCTATGCTTCCTATTCTCTGTCCAGGAGAAGTAGAAGTTAAGAAACCCTCTTTATACTTCCAATGAAATTGGACTTTACAGCGTCTCCATGAATACATGGAAGTATGTGAATATCGCATAAATTCTCCTAAATCTTAGTGAATGTATATGTTTTATCTTTGTAAACCGCCATATTAAGAGGTTTACCGTTGCACTTTTTACTTAGAACCATACCTATTATTAAAGATGATATAACTCTACCCACAGGAACAACAGCATCCATAATAGGATCAAATTCTTTTAGGTTTTCCTCAACTATTCGTTCTATATCTTTTACCGACTCAAATCCTGAAGTTATGAATTTTATTTTATCTGTATACACGCTAAGAGCAGATATATCATGTGAAGGTTCTGCAACATATATGGTTCTAAACATTTATAAGCCTCTTTTGAAGAATTTCTCTAATTATTCCTGTAGTCAATTTATAACTACTATCTGCTCTGAATTTAAGAACTCTATTTATAACATGATCGATAGTTTCTGATCTAAAGTTCTTTTCATTTATTGTAGATAAAAGATGTATAACGTGTGGAGATTTAGTAGTTCCTATTCTGCGAATACGGTACAAAGATTGATAGTAATCATCTCCGTCGTAACTTCTTTCGAGATATATGGCTGTTCTTCCAGCAGTTAGTGTTAGACCAAATTTACCAACTTCTGGATGAGCTACTATGACATCAAGATATCCATGTTGAAAAGCATCCACCGTATCTTGTCTATCTTGTGAAGATGTAGAACCAGTAAGTTTCCGTACGGTATATCCTTTCTTTAAAAGTATATCTGTAATGCTGGTAGCTGTGTAGATAAAATTAGTCCATATAATTGCGGGTAATTCTTCAAATTCCAATAATTCTACCGCAGCCTTCCATTTAGCACTTTGATCAGATTTACCGTCGATAAGTATAGGATTGCTTGCTAATTGGATTAAACGAGTAATTTGAGCTAAAACATTCGTAGCTAATATCGTATCTCCTTCTGGAAGCTCTGCTATAAATTTTTCTTCCATGGAAATATATGCTTTAGCTTGCTCCGGTAGCATATCAATCTCTACATCATCAAATATCCAATCAGGTAGATCTACTACCTGATCTTGTGTTCTACAAAAATATATATCTGCAAGATCTTCATTAAGAATCCTATCGGAATTAGGTCTATTACCAGATATCTTCCAACCCCACTTCAATTTATCAATTACACAATACCTTTCTGCAAATTTCCAATAACTACCGAATCTTTTACTATCTAATATATGTAATTGAGACCACATATCATCATAATATCTACTAGTAGGTGCGCCACTAAGAAGGAATACATTATCTACAGACTGTGCAATTTCATTAACACATCTAACTCGTACAGTAGTAAATTTCCAATGATCTTTTCCATTATCATCAGCTACTTTAGTTCTATGATGATTTTTTATTAGTATAGACTCGTCAACAATAAGATTATCGAAATGAAGATTTATATATTCTTCAGTATATGCAGTAAGAGTATCGTAATTAGTAATCACGAACTCGTAGGGTTTTGATCCATAGGTTTGATGCCATATAGCGGAAGGTTTCTTTATCCACTTCCATATTTCATTACGCCATGTTCTAGTTAAAGTAAGGGGACATACTATGAGTGTATTTCCACCTATTTCCTGCATGGCTAGTATAGAACATACAGTTTTTCCTAATCCAGGAGCTAAAGCTAGTAAAGCTCTTTTATGTTTTACAAGAAATGAGGTGGCTTTTTTCTGCTCTTCAAACAAGGAAGTTTTATTTAATCCTTCAATATTATCAACTTTTAGTAATTCTTGTTCCCATTCATCTACCGTACTATCTTTTATAAGATTAGGAAACATTCTCACAACCCCCATCATGTTGCTGTAATTTAAATTTCCATACCAATAAAACTTTCCATTTTTGTCTTTTCCCCCACGAAAATTCAAAACTCTTATTTGATCGGATGGAAAAACATTAGGATAAAATTGTAGATGACCTTTTTCTATCTTCAGTAAACCATCACTTACAATTTTATCATATTTATAGATATATGCAGTAGACGGTAACGGTATGCTGTCTAAATCTATGCCGGATAATTGCATAGAATATTTATACAGACAGGATCTAGCTGTGAAGAATTGCGCTTGACTTATAGGTTTTTGATTAATTACAAGTAGTTCTGCAATATCTGTAAGGAATGCAGCATCAACAGTATTGAAACCCATTCCATTTAGATGTTTTGTGGAGTGAGTTACAAGCTCGTCATCTGTCTGCCTATTATACAGAGCTATAAGTGCTTTTAGAACTTGGTTATCATCTTTCCAGTCCATTTTAGGATGCCTTTTAGCTTCAAGATCAAGAATTTTCTAACCTGCCACAATTTTACTACAGGTTAGGTCGTAAAGCAAGGGTAAAAGTTCGTATTACTTCTTGTATAATTTATTTTTTAGAAGGAAAAAATCTGTCTATAAGGTCATGAACGAAGTTAGCTCCTCTTCCTATTGCAAGTCCTGTAAGAACTTGTCCAACAGGACCACTCTCTATAACAGGATCAAGTTGTGCATATTGAGATAGTAGAGATATAAGATCTAGTTTATAGTATAATGCTAATCCTACACCTGCTATAGCGGAAACATACATTAGAGTCCAGGTGTAGGGTTTCAATTTTTCTATCCTATCAAATAACTGCCCAAGAAAATATTCAACTAGACCTTCAGTTACGAGAAAGGCCAAAAATAGAATAACTAACAATGCTCCTAACATATTACTCCTCCGATTTTTTTGTTTCAGCTATCATTGGAACAGGGTTAAGACTATGGGATTTTAGTTGATGTACTAATCTCTTAGACCAATCTAGATAATTTTGTAATTCTTTATCTAATTCGTTAACACGAGAATTTAATTCCATTATTTTAGATTCATAATCATTCTTAATTTGTACTACCATATCGCGTAATTCTTTAACTTCGCTCTCAAGACGCTGATTCTGAGCATCTCTCTTTAATATCTCTTCTCCTGCTGCTACAGCAATTTTTAGAAATAAACTAGATGCTTCTGCATCGATCTTTTCAGCTTTATTCTCAGAAACTTTTGCTTCTAGAATCATTTTTTTCATCTCTGGTCGTATCTTAATAATTACAACGACGATCGTAGTGATGGTTCCTATAAGTGAGAATAAAGAAAATACAACAGTAATTATTCTATCTAGTGTCATTTATCCCTCTTTTCTATCAATGTTATGATCATTATAATGGACACTAATAATATTGTAGACATCATTAACAGTCCAGGACGAACATAAGTAGCTCCCATCTCTACAGTATATGGTGTACCTGTAATCTCTATTATTCCATAAAATAATGTCCAATATAAATTTATAATTCCCACCAAGATAGCAATAGGCGACCACATATAACTCTTTATTCTTCTAATAAATCTAATAATAAGAATAAGACACGTAAAATTAACTATCACTATTGCCCAACTAAATATCGCAAATAGTAAATTATCTGTATTCATTCGATAATCATCTCCATTGATATAACTAATAAGTTCCAAGTAGTAGGTATTCCTGCCACGATAGGAATTACCCAATCAATCTTGCGCCTCTTCTTCAGATGCAATATTTCTGCCACGCAGATAATTATAATCAACTTCGTTACCAGCACCTCAAGAGATATACCGATAGGATTGATTTCTGTCAATCCCATAGATATCCCAATACCTGTTGTAAGGATGTCCAACAATTCGACCAGGATAAAAACATAAACGGGTGTCATTTTCTGAACCGTATCACCAAATCCCGAATGTAAATCAATAACTTAGCGGTAATGATAAATAAGCCTCGCATGGTAATGATGGCTGCAGAGGCCGCTTTCAATACAATGCGAATGTTCAGAAGTTGTGCGTTGATTTGAGCCACATTCGCAGTAGTAATAGGCTTGATGGTTGCGTCAATGTAAGCGTCTACCTGCGCTTGAGTCTGCCCATTGAATATTTGAGCGGTGATATAGGTTTCGGCTTGTGCTGCCGTTCCAGTTTTGGTCCAGGTTGGGAGAAGTGGATATTCCAATTCGAGTGTTTTTATTGATAAATATTCTTCTCCTGGAGGAGTGATAGTAACGGGCATAGATTTATAAGTCAATATTCCAGATAATAATTTATAATTATCTAAATCATTGAGCATTGAATATATCAATGCAATATTTGTATTCTCGTCAAATTCCAGCACAGATACGTATAATGGAAATGAACTATAAGGAGTAATTTTACTTTCTATATATGTTATACGTCCAATGTTAGTCGCATATATTTTTGCCATAGAATACTCCCAATTAACTATTGTAACTTATAATAACAATTCCGATTCCGCCTGCGGCTCCGTTTGCTGATCCGGTTCCGCCTCCTCCACCTCCGCCGGTATATGCTGTACCATTTATATTAGAAGCTCCTCCGCCGCCTAACCCACCGGTATCCGTGGGAACACCACCCGATCCGGCTCCTCCACCTCCATAACTAGCTGATACTCCAGATATAGTAGTGGTAATTCCATCTCCACCTTTCCCTGAATCATTGGAGGCTCCAGCTTGCCCAACCGCACTTGCGCCCCCGCCGCCACCGCCAGTCGCATCTCCCCCTCCTGCATATCCATTCCCACCTGCATATCCCTGTACCGGTGATGTAGACGGAGTATTACCAGCACCGCCAGTTGCAGGAGCATTTTCGCCACCACCCCCACCACCACCCGATCCTCCTGCTATTCCAGGAGTATTAGCAGTACCGTCTCTACATCCACCACCTCCTCCACCAGTGGCGATATAGCCACCTAATGAAGAATCTACTCCAATGGTTCCTCTAGTTCTTCCTGAAAATAAACCTCCTGCCCCGCCAGTTCCTACTATAACTGTGTATATTCCAGGTGAAAGAATTGTCGTTATTTGCCTAACTCCCCCAGCCCCGCCGCCACCCCCGAAATGACAACCCCCGCCTCCACCGCCACCCACAATTAGCAAATCCACTGGTAGAGAATCATATACACTAAAAGTACTAGAGGTAATAAATTTATGTATTACTTTTCCGCCCGCATATGAAATATTACCGCCTAACGCTCGCGATACTTCATCTGTTCTAGAAAATCCATAAAAACCTTGATTACCCATTTAGTAATCTCCTCCTTCAATAATTATATTAAAGTTCTCGGCTTTTTCTGTGGATGCTCTAATAGAATATCCGGTGGGTATAACAACTGCCCGTTCTCCCAATAATTCGGTTATATGTTCAAACGCCGCCACGGTTGCTGACGCAGTTATGGCCGTAACAAGAATTTCACGCCACAGAAAATATGTTGCTCCGGTATAAATATAAAGACGTACCGTTCCAGCGGTGGTTGTCACGGTTGCCTTTATATTAATTCTTGTGATACGAGTACCAGCGGCTCCGGCTGTAAGAACCGTACCAATCGTTCCCGTTCCATCTCGATTGGCGTTCGCCGTTGCGATCGCTACACAGGCAGTTTGTGGCGTTAGAGTAAATATTGGGGTAGTGTTAGCTGTCATAATGACTCCTTAGATAAAACTTGTATTCAATGTGATATTCAGGGCGGGTGGAACGGAACCGCCACCAGGCACTCCTCCATCTTTTATCAGTTTACCGGTAACACCGTCAAACAATGCTAAATGTCCGTCCGTTGCACCTGCCGGTCCTACTACATCTCCCGACCCTGCGGCATGGGTATGAAGGGTGGTAGCTCCACCATCGGTAAGGTCGGTAGCGTTTGCTGCGGTTAGATGAGTATGTGTAACTGAATTTAGATTTGCAAGACTCTCATGATCGGTTGCTGCGCTTAGAGTAAATGTAGTAGCGAATGAGGACTCAACAGAATAGAAAGCCGCTGCCGCATTCTTACAAATTACTCGTCCTATCAATACAGCCCAGTCTATCAGATAAGGAGGTAAAACCGACGGTACTTTCGTTGCCTGAGCTGCACCTATATTCGCATGAGTGGCGGTGTCCAGTAATACATACATATCCCCTTCTGGACACATAAAAATCCAATAAACGCCATATTTATTGGCGGTCAATGCACCTAAATTGTCTCCATTTTGATATACCTCGTATGCCTTTGATGTTCCCCCATCAAATACGTCCGAGAATAATGACATAGATGAAGATTGTATCCATGTAGATGAACCGCTCTTATACCATACCTCATATGTTGTGCTTGCAGGAGTAGTAAACCCATTTACCGAATCATACCATGATCCTATGTCTACCGAAAGTTTCAATGGGGTAGCATGAGCAGATATAACAGCTCCACTAACTCTATCCATATTTCCATATTTCAAAATCAAACGGTTGTGAATTCTTCTATCTTGATTATATATACTATGTCCATAGGATTGTACTTCTACTACATTACCCATTCGCCAAACACGACCTATAACAAAATGGTTGAACTCATGAATGTCTGTACGCAAAACAGTAGATTTGTAGGTAAGACTTCCTCCGTCATAATCAAGATAAATCCAGCTAACACTTAAATCAGTAGGAGTGACCGCATTACTTACCGCAGCCTTCTTATAATACACTAAATTCCCACCCTGTGCATCAGTAGTAAATATCAATCCTTGCATTTCTGATACATCTATTTTTCCATTTATACCACCCGCTGTGTGAGGTGTAACTACCCCACCAGTTAATCGTCCAGAAGAACGGGTATTCGTAAACCAATCATATAAATCGTCGAAAGATGGAGTACCAATACCTCCTGGAATAATGATTGTATTTGCATTCTGATCATGCGCTGTTAGAGCATATTCAGATAATGAATGTCCACTATCTTCTATTAATTTTCCAGTTCCGGTATCAAAAATAGGGATATTATGATTAGTTGCTCCTGCTGGACCAACTACATCCCCTAAAGGAAGAACTCCTCCATCCTGTATAATCTTACCGGTAGCACCATTAAAGGTTGCGACATGTCCACCGGTAGCACCGGCGGGTCCTACCACGTCTCCTAAGGGTAATGCTCCTCCATCCTGTATCAACTTACCAGTAGCACCGTTGAAGGTAGCTACATGCCCTCCTGTAGCCCCTGCTGGACCGACCACATCTCCTAATGCCGGAGTTCCACCATCTTCTATGCTGTCAGCATTATTACCATTCCATACCGCTAAATGATGATCGGTAGTGTTCCCATTTCTAAGAACACCTGCCGCAGGTACAGAATCCCAACTCGGATTAGCACCATGACCACCTGTTTTTAGAAATTTTCCACTTGAATCGTGAGCAAGTCTAACCCAATTTGCTCCATCCCAATAAAGGATATCACCTTTCTCTGGAGTTGCAGGGTCAGCAATTAGATTTGCTATCTTGACTCCACTATCCTGAATTAATTTTCCGGTAGCAAGGTCAAAAGTAACAATGTCATCATCGACCGATATTGCAGGACCTACAACATTTCCTGTAGGAACTGCTCCTCCATCTTTTATAATCTTACCGGTGGCGGTATTGAAAACTGCGAGGTTTCCATCTACGGCTCCGGCTGGACCTACAACATCCCCCAACCCTCCTCCAGGAACAATTACTCCTCCATCTTTTATAATCTTACCAGTAGTACCGTCATAGACTGCTATGTTATTGTTCGCGGCTACGGAAGGACCGAATACATCTCCATGAGGAGTAGTTTCTAATCTCCGTAATCTTTTTGCAAGATCAGATATTCCTTCTACCAGATCGTGAAGCATTTTGTCGAATCCAGAATATCTATTCATTACGGTATGTCCTTAAACTGTAATTCTATTTCCTGAGAATCGGAAGTTACTGTTACATTAACAGAAGTAATACGTTTATTTCTATATATGTCTCCGTGACGAACTGTAAGTCTATCTCCCACAAAATAATGTTTTCCATAAAGACAACTAGGTTGTTGCAACGGTATGAATTCAAACAACTCTTTAAAAGTGAGGTCTCTTAACTGCTCTTCTCCGAAGGCTTTAAGTTGATAGGCGTAATCCAGACTGCTACCGTTACGAACTACTTCACAAGTATTCCAAGGAGATTGTACCGTATTTGTAGGATCACTAACATGCTCCAGATTTCTTGTACTTCTAGTTCCTTTTCCAGGAACTAATACAACATTCTTTTCTGAGGATCTGTCTAAAGTATACTCTGAATTTACTACATTTCCAGCCTCTACAGACATAACTATAGGATAATTTCCATAAATATTTTTTCCTGTACTTACACTTATGGAAGTATTTGTTTTATCGTCTCCGTATTGATCTGCAAATGTTCTAAATTCAAATAATACTTTTCCATTCCAAAAAACCCCAAAGTCCATGTCAGCAAAATTAGCTATATCTTGTATAGAATCTAGTAAACTATCAAACGCATGTATTCCATCCCATATGACTCCTAATCCGGCATCTGTACCCACAGAGAATCCTGGAAAAGTACCTAATACTCCTACCGAGTCGCTAGTAGCTACTCCACGTAGATCAGGAGTTGCTGAAGGACCGCAATTCTCTTCCACATACTCCTTTATAGCAGTTTCTGCAGGACAACTTTTTTCAGCTCTTATAGTACCTTCTCTATAGGCTATAACTCTCCGTACCAGAAGATCGTTTAAATCAAATCCAGATACAACAAATATATTTTCTCCGGTATTAGTTTTTGCTCCTGAAAACTTTCTGCAAAATCCTCTAAAATCTACGTACCAGGTTACGCCGCATCCAGGTATTTGTCTATAAACTTCGATTATATAATCCGTGTCAAAATATGTAAGTCTTGTGTCTCCGTTATCTTCAAACTCTATAGAAAATTCTCCTACGTCTCTTATTACCGTAGAATAAGATAATTTTCTCCATACATCAAATATAGCCAACATATTTCCTGAATGATCCAAAAGTTTTAGATAATATTGTGTAGATATAGACTCGAATTGTTCAATAGTAGTTGTACAAGGAAGTGCCGGAGTATAAGTAAATACCACTTCTGCTATAACAGAACTTACTATAATCATACTAGGAACTGTGAGATCTACTTCTGCTACGACAGAACTTACTTTAGTGATACTAGAGATTTCATGACTTACTTCAGCAACAACAGAACTTACATAAGTTTTTCCAGGAGTCCAACATACTTCCGCTATAACGGAACTTATTTTAATTCTAGATATGGGATAGTCATTAACTTCCGCTATAACGGAACTTATTTTAATTCTAGATATGGGATAGTCATTAACTTCGGCAACAACAGAACTAACTCGAATAACCTTATTAGGATATTCGGTGACTTCGGCAACAACAGAACTAACTCGAATAACCTGATTAGGATATTCGGTGACTTCGGCAACAACAGAGCTAGCCCTAATTTCGGTCATTATATAACAGATTTTATCCCTAAGTTAAGGTTATCAATATGAGTATCATCCCATGCAGTTCCGTCAGGAGCTGTAGTAAATTCATGGAACGTCCATTGAGTACTAGTATTAATGAATAAACTCGCAGACTCTAACGTATCTCCACCTTCATTTGCAAGAAGTTTTATCGTACTGGTATCTGCTAAATCTTTCTTCACAGCAACCCATTCTATTACACTTATAGGAACTTTTCCAGTACCAGTCCAATTTTCCATTTCATAAAGATCGTCTAAATCATTAGTACCAGTATATACATAATCAGTTTCTGAATATGGAACTTCATTTACCAATTCCCAATGATCAGTTCCAGTAGATTCAGTCCATTCTGCGGTAGCAGTATCTGCTACTGGTTTCAATAACTCATAACGTCTATCTCCAGGCCACCCGCCCGTACCCCAACAGAT